CTGATCGACGAGACCACCACCGCCTAACTTCAATTTAAACAGGGAACCAACCAAATGAACATCGACGACATCACCATCAAGCAGGCCAGCGAACTGGCAAACATGTTCGCCGTGCCGACGCCCATCAACGCCGCAACCGAACGTCCGGTTATCGTCCGCAGCCGCGATGCCGGGTGCATCTACGGATATCTGCTCGGCTACGAGGGCAGCACCGTCCACCTGCGCGATGCGCGGCAGATGTGGTCGTGGATCGCAGCCGAGGGTGGCACGCTGATTGACTGCGCCACGCACGGCGTAAAAGCGGGCAAGTTCTCAGCCGCCGCTGATCGCGTTACCGTCATTGGCGCGTGCGCGATCATCGACTGCACCGACAAGGCGGTGAAGACGTTGGAGGCGCAAAAGTGGACCGTGTGATCATGCTCGATGGCGATGAGCCAGACTATGACCCTGCAAAAGACGGCGAAGGCGAAGGCTACGGTTCCGGTTACGGCTCAGGCTCCGGCGACGGCGAAGGCTACGGCGACGGCTACGGCGACAGCTTCGGCTCAGGCTCCGGCGAAGGTTCCGGCTACGGTTCCGGCTTCGGCTCAGGCTCCGGCTTCGGTTCCGGCTTCGGTTCCGGCTACGGCTCAGGCTCAGGCTACGGCGACGGCTTCGGCGACGGTTACGGCTCAGGCTCCGGCTTCGGCGACGGTTACGGCTCAGGCTCAGGCGAAGGCGACGGCTACGGCTCAGGCTCCAGCTACGGCTTCGGGAAAGGCTCAGGCTACGGCTACGGCTGGGAAAGGATTGTAACCAAATGACACACACCCCCACCGACCTCGACGGCAACCCCTACACCCCGACACTCAACTACGGATGGCTGACCGACGCCCACCGCGCCACCTGCGCGCTGCACATGTCCTGCGATCCATCGCAGATCGAGTATCGCCTCGATGCTCGCGCCAAGATGGACGCGCTCATCATTGAGCGGTGCGAGGATGCCGACCCCTACGGCTACCAGCGGTCGAGGTACTGAGAGATGAAGCTGTTTTCAAACGGCGACATCACCGACATCGCCATCTACCTCATCAGCATGGGCTGCGTTGGTGCGGTCCTGCTCGCAATAGGACTGTGGCCATGAGCAACACCCGCACGAAAAACCAAGCCATGACAACCGATCCACGGGCCGCGCTCATCCGGGCGGAAAGGGTGGCGAAGCTGCTGGCCGAAGCCGTTTCCGAAATCGGCAAAATGACGGAGACGGAGCGCGACGCATTCGACCTAGCCACAAGCGCCGATCCGTTGACGCTGGACTATCTATCGGCGGCGCTGGAGACGGCCGCCACGGGCCTCCATAGGGCCGCTGACGGGCTCGCGCTGGGCCGCGCGACCGACGAAACCAAGCGAACCGCGATGGCCAGCCGCGCCGCCCGCCGCGACCTCACTGACGAGCAGAAGGCCCGCGCGGTTGAAGCCGAGAAAAGGGGGAGGGGATGATGGACCCGTTCTACGTCACCGGCCCTGCCATTATCTCGTTCTCTGGCGGGCGCACATCGGCCTACATGCTCTGGCGCATCTTGCAGGCTCACGGCGGCACGTTGCCCGACGATGTGGTGGTGACGTTTGCCAACACCGGCAAGGAGCGGGAAGAAACCCTGCGCTTCGTCCACGAGTGCGGGACGCGCTGGGGTGTACGCATCCGCTGGGTCGAATACCGCCGAGGCAAGCAGCCGGGTTTCGAGGAAGTCGGGTTCAACAGCGCCAGCCGAGCCGGTGAGCCGTTTGCTGCCCTTGTCGAGAATAAGTCGGCGCTGCCCAACTGGCAAGCTCGCTGGTGTACCGGCTTCCTAAAGGTCGGCGCGATGACGGCGTTCCTGAAGACGCTGGGTTGGACACCGGGGGAATGCTCCGAAGTCATCGGGCTTCGTGCCGACGAGCTTCCGCGCATAGCCAAGATGGTCGGCAGGAACGCTGTCGATGGCAGGAAGTGCCTCGCGCCCCTCTGGCAAGCTGGGATCGACAAGGCTGCTGTCATGGCCTTTTGGTCGGCGCAGGACTTCGACCTTGGCCTGAAGCCGGGCGAGGGTAACTGCGACCTGTGCTTTCTCAAGGGCAGGGGCCTCCGCAAGCAACTGATCCGCGATAATCCCGGCATTGCCGACTGGTGGGCAGAGCAGGAGCGGAAGACCGGCGCGTGGTTCGACAAGCGCGACCGGTACGCCGCCTTGGCCGCCGAGGTTGATGCCCAGCCAGATATGTTCGCAGACCCTTCGGAAGACTTCGATGCCGAGTGCGGGCTGATCTGCGTCTTCTCTGAACCCGACAAGGAGGAGCCATGACCGTGCCATATAGCAAACCATGCTCCAGCCCATTCGATTTAGTGCAAACCATCTTCGCCGAAGCCGAGCAGCGCGGAATGTCAGTGCATGACGTTTCAAATCGTTCAGGCTACGGAGAAAAAGCAATCAGGGCATTGCGAAACCCACTGGTCAGAGGTGACGGACTAAGCCCATCAATGCGGATGATGATCGACATAGCCCAATCTGTCGGGCTCAAGATCGTAGCGGTTCCAATCGAGGAGGAAACATGAAAACACCAAACCCCGGTAGCGATGATGCCATAGCGCATGGTTGCCGGTGCCCAGTAATCGATAACGCGCATGGGCGCGGCTACATGGGCCAGACCGATTTCTTTGTGTTGTCTGCCGACCGCCCGATGCATTGGCCGACCCGCGAGAAAGACCCGAAACCTAAAACCACTAACCGCAAGGAAAAAAAGACATGACCGCCAAGAAGCCGTCCACCACCACCATCAGCAAGACCACGACCGGCGTGACCGAGTTCGTCGAGCACTCGACCGACGTGCAGCTCACGCCCATGCCCTCGAGCGTCCGCCCCTACATCCTCGAGAGTTCCGAGTTCGATGCGTTCCTTTACTCCAAGCGCGCCGCCGCTACCCGTGAGATCGAGGACATCGACGCCGAGATCTCGCGCCTACAGACTGAGATCGACGCCCGCCTCGACCGCCGCCGCGACCTGACGGCTATCGTCATCCGCGTCGAGACGGCGCTCAACACGACGCCCACCCGTCCGGCTCCGCAGCTGACCGAGCGGGTGGCCGAATGAGCACGGACAGCAAGCCGGACTGGTGCCCGCAAGACCTGTGGGACGAAACGAGCAGCGCATTTGATGTGCTGTACGAAAGCGAACCCGACCTCGAAGGCGGCTGCGAGTACGGCATTCGGAGCATGGCTGCGGCTGTGGCAATGGTCGCAATAGCCACGGAACGGGAACGGGCAGCGCGGGTCTGCGAACAGCAGGCGCACGCCTTCCTGTCGCTCGAGTACACCACTGACCAGCCGCTTGGCTCATTCGAGGAGCGGTTTGCCTGCGCGTCGTGCGCTGACGCCATCCGCGCCGCCTAACTCATCGGAAGGAACAGAGATATGACCGAAGACGACGCGAAAAAATCGATCTGTTCGACCCACGGCACGGTTATTGCGGTCTTGCCGGTACTCCCCCAACCCCCTGAACGAGGAAGATGGATATGTCTGAGAAACTTGTGTGGGTTTGCGACGGTTGCGATGCTGAACAGGTGATGGCGCCGGGGCGCAAGTACGATTGGAAGAAGGTGACTGCGGCCATTGAGGGGCTTTCTGGCTACCCGACATGCCGACCAAAGGAGCAATGAATGAGCGACAGCGCAATGGTTGAACGCGTGGCAAGGGCGATAGCTAAGGCCAGAGACTACCGCGAGTACGATGAGGTTAACGGGCAACCGGCATGGCGTTTGTTCGAGGCCAGCGCCCGCTCCGCCATCGAAGCGATGATGATCGAAGATGTCAAGTTCGGCGTGGAAGGCATCGACCATGTCATCGTCGCTCTTGACCTGAGCGACATGCGCGGAAAGCTAAAAGCGGCCTTGGATAAGCCGCTGCCAGAGGATGGCCAATCCGTCCACGACGAAGTGTTCGACCCGTGGTCCGATGTCATCGAGGGCATCTATGGCAGCTACAGTTCAGAAAGCGACGACCTGATGATCGGGGCGTTGAAGGCTGTTCGAGACAAAACCACCTTCGACTTCATCCGCGACCAAGGGTTTGCAGGCGAGTTCGCCCTTTACGTGCTGGCTGGCCATCGAATGACTGAGTACGGCACCTCGCCGCGCGGGGCATGGGCAGACTTCGCCATCGAAGATCTATGGCAACCGCTCATCGACAAGTGGGAAGCATACGCGAAAATCGTATGGTCTTCCAACTGATCCAACCTATCCAACGGGGCATCCTCGAGGCCTGTCTCAACGTGCTGGGCCTCGAACTTACTATTCAACCAACCAAGGAGGTACGATGACCACCAACCCGCGCCGCGAGGGGCGACCGCTGCAACCCAGCACCGCATACGACCCGCTACTGAAGCAGCTATTCGACGAGCAGGAGCGTCTCAACGTCTCGACGCGCTTGCTGGCGGACATCTCCGGCATACCGAAGCGGACCATCGACCAGCTGCGCCACCCCTCGCTGAACAAGGGCAAGAACCTGCCGCTGTATCAGGTCCGCCGCCTAGCCGAGGCGCTGGATTTCGTGTTTCCCGACCGCCTACGGAAGCGGTCGTGAGTGTCTGTCAAATTGGAGAGATTGATCGACCATGGCTGAACGTTTTTTCGAGATAACCAAGGATGGCGCCCCGCACATCACCTGCTCGGCGTGCAACGCCGAGGAGCAGGCTGGGAGGGCCTCTAGGCAGGGCAAGAACCTGCCGCCTGAGGCCGTCACCAAGTTCCTGCGCAACAAGGGCTGGACCGTCGGCAGCACGCCCCGCAAGGATCTGTGCCCGGCCTGCACCGCATCTGCCCGCAAGACCACACCCAAGGAGAGACCCATGCCCCACGACACCAAGGTCGTCGAGATCAAGCCGAAGCTCAATGGCGTCAGCGAACTGCCGCCCCGCGAAATGACCCGCGAGGATCGGCGCATCGTTTTTGCCAAGATCGAGGAGGTCTACCTCGACGAGACCACCGGCTACATCAAGGACTGGAACGACGAGCGCGTGGCCAAAGATCTCAACTGCCCTCGAAAGTGGGTCGAGACCATCCGAGATGAGAATTTCGGCCTGGCCCACGCCGCCCTGAACCCGCAGGTGATCGCCCTGCTCGATGAGATCGACGGCGCCGTAAACATGGTTACCAACATCGTCACCGAGACGGCGGCGTTCAACAAGAAAGTCAACGCCATGGTGGCCGAAGCCGCCGACCTCAGCAACCGCGCCACCACCGTTCTTGCTCAGGCCCAGACCCTGCGCGCCGAGTTGAAGAAGATCACGGGGCGCTAAAATGATGGCAGAACACAACGCAATCTGGGCGCTCCTCGCCGCGCTGGGCACGGTTTTGCTCGCGTATCTACTCTCTGGCTTCTAGGCTAAAACCCCTCACCTAAACCTCTAGAAAAGAAAAACATGACCTCCAACATACGCACCGTTGAGTACACAGAGCCCGGCAAGGCACCTCGCGCCCTTATCATGAGGCCGATCCCCGCGCTCCGCCTTTCGCGCAAGCTGAGGCAATTGAAGATCCCCTGCAGCGTCTCCGACATGGACGAGATGCAGCTGGCCACATCAAAGGAGATCGACACCCTGATGCGGCAGATGCAGGATCGATACGGCGACACGACGAAGGCACAGGACGAATGAGCAAGTCTCCCAAGACAACCATGAGCGCAGACGACTTCAGGGCGTGGGCGCTGGCTATGGTCGAAAAGGGCATCGTGCAGAGGGAGGCAGACCTCCCCGCCCTGCTTGGGATCACCCGGCAGGGGTTCTGGCTGATGAAGAAGCGTGGCGCTGACTGCAGGACGGATTTCGCCTGCGGGGCGCTCTTCATGAAGCGAAAACCATGGTCCAAAACAGCGTCTACGGGTACGGCACCGACGTCGACCTGAGAGCTTTTTGATGGCCCAAAAACGGGCTATTCGACCTGAAAATTAGGGGCCATTTGGCCCCTTTTTTACGTTTTTCGGGCACTGACCTCGAGAGCGGTGTTAGCAGAGGGCAGGAGGGGCAAAAACGTCGGTGTTAGTACTAACATCGATCAAAGTTTACGGGGGGTCTGCTAACACCGCTGGAAGGCGTAAACCCTTGTAAAATATAATATATATATATGATTATATATCACTGTTATCAGTGTTTACTCTATCTCTATGTTCTCAGATAAAAGGGTTTTAATAGGGGCTCTAAAAGGGAGGGGCTAACACCGCTAACAGTGCTAACACCGATCCCGACAAAAATGGGGGGACGAGGGGTCGGGCGAGGGGTGCGGAGAGAGGGGGGTGCATTGGCATGCCCGGCACGCTATATTCGGGGCAACAAGGAGGCCGATATGGCAACCCCACGGAAGAAGCCGGAAGACCGCCTGCCGCTCGGTCGACCGTCAGCCTACAAGCCCGAGTTTTGCGAGATAGCGATTGCGATGGGGCAGGACGGCGCGTCGAAGGTCGACATCGCCGATGCGCTCGATACCACTGTAAAAACAATTTACAATTGGATGGCGCAGTATCCAGAATTTCTACGCGCTATGGAACGTGCCGAGCAAAAAGCTGAGGTATGGTGGGCAGAGCAGGGCAAGAAGGCTTTGTGGACGCCGGGCTTCAATTCGTCGGTTTGGTCCCGCTCGATGGCTGCCCGTTTTCCGAAGTCTTGGCGCGAGAACAAGAGCGTTGAACTCAGCGGCAAGCATGGCGCGCCCATCGAGATGGACGTGACCACGACGCTGAGCATCGATCACCTCTCTGCACGTGCGCTGGATGCCCTCGAGGAGGCGCTGGAGATCATCGCTGAGGGCGAAGAGATCGACGAGGTGGAGGAAGACGACGGCGAGGACGACGAGGGTTTGGCGAACTGATCCGACTACTCGGTGAGGCTGGCGTTGTACGCGGCAAGGCCGAGCTTGATCAGGCGCCGCACGGCGTCGGTGCGCTTGAGCCCTGTCTGAGCAGCGTACTGGTCGATGGCATCGCCCAATCCGGGGCGCACCATGACGTTGACCTGCACGCCGATCCCGATGGCAGGGCGGCCTCGTTTTTTTCTCGAATTATTCGCTTGCGTTGTCATGAGCTATCCTCTAGAACAAACCCATAGGCGCAATCAAGTGCCACAACACGGATAAGAGACCATCATGACCAGCCAGTTCCGTAACCACTCGCTCGCCCAGCTTGCCGACCTCTACGGCGACCTCGACGTCCAGATCAAGGCGCTGACCGAGGCCAAGGCCGCCGTGCGCGCTGAGTTCGAGGCTCGCAACGCTGCCGCAGACCGCATCGACGGCGAGACCTTCTACGTGAATTTCGCCCTGCGCGAGACCAAGACGCTCAACAAGAAGGCCGTTGAGGCTGAGCTTGGCGCCGACTGGATCGCAGCGAACAGCAAGTCGACGGCGTCGGTCGTCCTGACCGTCAACGTCATCAAGGCAGCCCTCGCAAAGAGGGCGTAGCCTGCGGGCGCCCGGCTCTGGAGATGTCGGGCGCTCCCACATTTGGGAGGGATGTGCGCAGCATTCACCCAAAAAACGCGTCCGGGGCTCTTTCCCTCGGAACTCCGGACGCGTCAATCCAATTACCTGATCCCCACCTGCTGGGGGGGCGTCATGGTGGCCCGGCTTATCCCCCGGGTTTTGCAGCAGGGCTGTTAGACGGCGAGTGGGCAATAACCCCGTCAGCCGGTGGACCCCTTACTCCTCGGGTCGCGACCGGCACCTTCACTGGGAGAGAAGTATGACCGATGCCGGGAACCGCCTGATAGGCGCGATGAAGGAGGCCGTGGAGATCGCGAAGGGGACGATCCCCGCCGCTCGCATCTGGCATAACGGCTGGCCCTACGTGCCGCAGCCCCGCTCAATAGACGAGGCGATCATCGCTGCCGCCGTTATCTTCGATGAGGAAGTCTGGCACCTGCCGTCTCCAGCCCGGCATCATCATGTGCTCTGGGCAATCGATCAGGTGCATCCGGGGCGTGCCATTGAGGCGCACGTTCAGGGCTTCTTGACAAACACGGGCCGGTTCGTTGAACGCGAGCAAGCGGCACGGATAGCTTCGATGGCGGGGCAGGTCGAAAAGCTCAGCGCTCCGCCCCACCTGTTTTCGGAAGACCTGTGGTAGCACCTCACCCCTCACGGAGAACGCCAGAAATGATCACCGACGACTACTACGTCGACAAACTGTACGCCGAGATTTATAAAAAGGACGCCGAGATCGCCCGCCTCAACGCCGAGGTTTCGCGGCTGATCGGGCTGCTGGAGATGAGCGGGCGGCTGATGAAGCTGCTGGAGGCACGGGGCCGTCCAGCCATGGTTTTGGCTTCGCCCGACGCTAAGACAGAACCGAAAACCAATGGAGAGACCCCGTGCCTGACGTAGCAGATTACATCGAACGCGTTCACGATCAGGTGGACATGATGCGGATCACCGCCAAGCTGATGCAGTCGGCGGAGGATGGCGAAAGGTTTGAGTTGGGGACGCATGGCCCGATCCTGCTCGTCACCTTTGCTGGCATGATGAACAACATGGCCAACAGCATTCAAGAGAACCTGAAGGATCTCGACCTCGCCATCTCGATCTCGGGGCACCACAAGACGTGAAGCTGGTTCGCCACCCGACCATCGCCAAGCTAACAGGAAGCTCTGCCCCGATTGACGTCGAGGCGGAGCTTGATCGTATCCGCAAGCGCAAGTGCGAACTGTCCCTGTCGGCGTTCGTGAAGCAATCGTGGTCGATCATCGAGCCCGGTCAGGCATACGTCCACGGCTGGCACATCGACTTCATCTGCTCGCATCTGGAAGCCATCACCAACGGGCATGTGCTCGACGATGGGACGCCGTACAATCGTCTGTTGGTAAATGTTCCGCCCGGTACTATGAAATCGCTCCTCATTGGCGTGTTCTGGCCCGCGTGGGAGTGGGGCCCTCGCAACATGCCGCACCTGCGCTATGTGTGCGCCTCCCACTCTCAGGATCTAGCGGTGCGCGACGGGCTCCGCATGCGGCGGCTGGTTCAGTCCGAGTGGTACCAAAAGCACTGGGGCGACCGGGTGAAGCTGACCGGCGACCAGAACCAAAAGACCAAGTTTGAAAACATGGCCACGGGGTTCCGTCAGGCCGCTGCCGCCGGATCGATCACGGGATCTCGAGGCGACCGGGTGATCATCGATGACCCGCTGTCGGTGGATGGCGCCGCGTCTGAGGCCGTGCGTACCAGCACTAACACATGGTTTCTGGAGGCCGTCCCGACCCGCCTGAACAACCCCAAGTTATCCGCCATCGTCGTGGTGATGCAGCGCCTGCACGAGGAGGACGTGTCGGGCGTGATCCTCGAGAAGGATCTGGGATACGATCACATCATGCTGCCCATGCGCTACGACCAAAGCCGCGCCATGCCGACGGTGCTGGGCTATGCGGACCCTCGGGAGATAGACGGGGAGCTTTTGTTCCCGCAGCGGTTCCCTGTCGAGGTCGTGGGTCGCGACGAGAAGGCGATGGGTCCATACGCGACCGCAGGGCAGTTTCAGCAGACGCCAGAGCCTCGAGGCGGCGGCATCATCAAGCGGGAGTGGTGGCAGCTGTGGGATCACGACGTGTACCCGGCCATGGACTACGTCGTGGCCAGCCTCGACACCGCCTACACCGAGAAGACCGAGAACGACATGTCGGCCCTGACCGTGTGGGGGATATTCTCCTCTGACACTGTGGCCACCCCGACCAAGGTGGTCTCACGCAACGGTACGCTGTACGAGATGGCGATCAACGAGGGGCGCTCCTACGCGGAGCAGCACGCGAAGCTGGTCATGATTTCTGCATGGGCTGACCGGCTCCCCCTGCACGAATTGGTCAACAAGGTTGCCCTAACGTGTAAGCGCATGCGGGTGGACCTGCTGCTCGTCGAAGGCAAGGCGTCGGGCATTTCGGTGGCTCAGGAGCTTCGGCGCCTCTACGGGGGCGAGGATTTCGGGGTACAGCTGATCAACCCCGGGGCGCAGGATAAGATGGCCCGCCTGTATTCCGTCCAGCACCTGTTCGCGGAGGGCATGATCTACGCCCCCGATAGAGCGTGGGCCGATCAGGTGATCACCCAGTGCGCGCAGTT